TACCAATGCATTTAATCCCATTGAATTTGATTTGGCGTCAACAAAAACATAATTTACATCGGCTAATGTACTTGAACCCAACCCAATAACTTTAGTGTTGGCTGCAGTGTTAGAAAAATCATTTTCGAAATTAATTAATCTTAATGAAATACTAGTACTGTTAGCACTTTTTACTATGCCTTTGGCTCCAGTATTTGGTTGTCTAACAATTTCACCTATGATAAAGCCGCCGGTAGAATTAGATATATCTAAAATAATATCTTTTTTCTCATATTGCGCAATTAAAGGTTCTTTGATAGTTACGATAGGATCTAAATTGTATTCGTAACCAGAATTAATACCAGTTATATATTTAATGGTTCCTATTGTAAGAGTGTCAAAATTTAATGCGTCTCCAATATTAGAAGCAGAATTAGTAACGGCGGTTTGATTAAAATAATAATCTGCTGCATTTAAAGCTGTTGAAACATAATTATTGACAAAATCATTATTAATTTGTATTGTTTCTGGATTTGCAAATGTGTTAGATAATGAAAATGAAGCTAAAGATCCTGTAGAAATTAAATCAATTAATCCATTACTGTAATTTGTGCCGTTGTAAGAATTGGAATACAAATAACTTCCATTATTACTGAAAAATTGACCCGTTAAATTGACAACACCAATATCAATACTAATGCTAGTTATGTTTGCAGATCTACCGCTATTTTTTCCTAATAATGGTTTAGATGGATCAAATAATCCAGATTCAACAGAGACCACAAGCGAGCCTGTTAAATTTACTGCATTGAAATTTTCAACCATACCATTGGCAGTAATTAATCCTACATTTGAAAGTTGGTATACTGTTTCAAATTTATTAAATTGTAAAGAATTTTCATAATTGATTGAAACATTACTTGTGCTTCAGATAACCATTGCAGATCTTGATTTATCTGAGTAACCTGAAGCTCCAATATTTGCACTCATAATATTACTAGTAGTATAATAAGCATTCACAGAACTGGCACCACCAGCTACTAAGTTACCAGAAATGATAGTAATATACAGATTACCAGCTGTTGTATTTGCGTCGATTATACCAGTAGAAGACCAATAAAGATTATTGGTTGGAGGTATACCAACAGAAGTGGAAGTAGTATTAATATATTGAAATGTATTACCAGCATATGTTACAACATCATTTAAATTGTAAACATCGTTGTTCGAATATGAATCACCTCCACCTTGAATTATTCCATAACCTTTTACTGCACCATTTGAAAAATAAGTATAAATGCCATCGCCAATTGTGAAATTATTTGTAGCGTTAATATAATTAATTTTAGCTTGTTTTGTTGAAACTGTGTCAAATTTATTGAAATAAGCAGAAGGCGAATATGCAGTGTTTACTTGTATTCCAGAAAGTCTGATAACTTTTTCTGAAATGTAAATATCGGATCCAGTGCTATATCCAAAACCACCATCGATTAATTGAAAATCTACTTTACCAGTAACATCGCCAACAGCTGTAATTCTTCCTTTAGCTCCAGTTCCTAAATTAGAATCAATATCTACAATATCTCCAATACTAAAATCACTACTTCCAGCAAGAACGTCTACTTTAGTTAATGAACCCATAACTTTTGGGTTTCTTTTAACTGAGGTTTGGTTAGCAATTTTTAATATTTCGCCAGTTATAAATGGCAGTTCTTCTAAAGGATATTCTTTGAGGTTTGAAATTGTGAATACTTCTGTATACACACCTTTTACTTTTTTTCGTATTAATTTTTCCACAAATGCTTTGGCGCCAGATTGAATGCCATTTATTTGTTTACCAACGAATGTTATATTAAGGGGCGATGGAGTTACTTCCAAATAATATTGCTCGTACCAATCGCCACTAGATAATTTGAAAATATCGCGACTTGGAAGATAAACTTCAGCTGGAGTATCGAATACAACTTTGAATAATAAATCTATAGCTCTTGCTGTCCCTTTAGAACGATAAAGATCTAAGCTATGTTTTACCATTCGTTTGGTCGAAGCAGCTGTGTTAAACTGAATATTTTTAAGATATTTTTCTTTAAAATAAATTAAAAAGTCATCAACAGTATTATCGATATCTTTATACTCAGGTAGTCTTCTAGTATGATAAAGAAAATTATTTTGCGTTTCCGCCCATTTATAATATTGTTTAACAAATTCAATTAATATTGGACCTTCTTCCTGTAAAAAATACGGGAAGTGCGATTGAATTAAATTTGATATAGTTTTTTCTGTAACTATCATTCTCTAACAGTTCTTACGTTAATGACCATTTCGTCTAATCCAAGCGAAAAGATATTGTTACCTGTTACTGAAATGTCTTTACCTTCAGGTAATCCAAAAATTCTTACTTCAGTTCCTTCATAAGAATCAATATTGAAATCATAAATTTGTATCAATCCGCTTTGATAATCGATATTACCAATATTTCTAACGAACACATGATTCGTGCCAACCACCTTAACGATTCTCAAAACTCCTTCACCATCGTCTTCTATACTTACCAATTCTCCTTTGTATGTAAATACTGAAGAACTTACGGCATGGATATCATTTACTGGATGAGTTTTGCCCAATTCTGGAATAGTTAAGAAAAGAGGTATACCAAATCGAATAGTTATATTTTGGGGTATACCAAGAAATGGTACAAATTTCTTATAAACTAATATAGCAGTTTCATTACTTACAATACTTGAATCTGACTCATCGATAGAAGTTATTAAACGAGAATATCTTAAAGTTGAATTGAAGTCGTTAAGATATGTATCATTATAAGTTTGAATAGCCGTAGAAACAAGAGACTTAATTTGATCTGGTCTTTTAGTTGTAACGTTAATGTTATAATTAACGTTGCTGGTCAACTTATAAAACATATTTTCTGGTTCGATAAAAACAGGATCGATTGCTAATGGCGAACGGGGCTGTAAATATTTTGTATACTCTTGTTTTTTACCATCGGGTAAACCATCAACATCTTTTAATTTTACTGACACATACACTTTACCATACAACGGTGGATCAAAAGTTTCGCCACCAAAAACGGCAATGGCTTCAATTTCTGGAAATGCAGTTTGTAAAATAATCGCGTAATCGTCTGTAGTTACTGCTCGCTCTTGAGTTTGAAAATAACGAGGAGCTTTAAATCTAATTTGTTCGATTGTTTCTTCATTTTCTCCACCGTAAGATCCACCAGAAGCCGTTTTGTCCGAATAGATATCATCAATTGCAACCATAGATCCGCCGCCACTAAACCCTACAACGTCGGTATTTAAACGAAAAGTTGTTACGCCATTACCTTCAACACCAGAACTAGTTCTGTACTCTATGGTTATAATAGCATTATTTCGTGGGCGTCTTCCAATGATATCATCACCAAATACAATTTCATATTTGTTATTTTCAGCGGGCTGTAAGAAAAATTTAGTATCAGTATTTTTAATACCTAACAACGTTGAAGCATATATGTAATTAAATGTTAACGCTCCCGAATTTTCAGTAACTGTTATAGCAATGCTGTCTGTATCTACATTAGGATCAGTAATAACAAAACGTTGGTTTTCAATCGTATAATCAACTACATACGTATCTGTTTGATAATCGCCTTGATAAACTACAAATGGAGAATCGATAAAAGTGGGCGATCCATCTTCTGGAATAATGCGGTTAGAAATATAAAAAACATTAGTATTTGCAACTAAGTTAGCTATTGGTGTATTATTGACATAAATGGAATCTGTTGTAAAATTATAAGAAACACCTTTTGTAATGCCACTGAAACGTGTACCTTTAGGCATAATCAACGTGTTCAATGAACGAGATGTTGTTATGGTGAATGGGTCTAATGTTACACGTGAAGATTTTTTTGAACGAGGTAAATAGTTTAATTCTTTTGCGTGCGAGATAACACTATCTCGCAGCTGTGCTGAATCGAGAAATGATTCAGATGCAACCATGTTCAAATAAAATGAATTTAAATACGTGTTATACGACATCACATCTAATAGGATGTTGATATTAGAACCTTCAAAATCGTAATCTTTAAAGATATCTTGAGATTTTAAAAATTGTTTAAAACTATTTTTTGATGTATCAAAATCAAGCGATGTAAGGTTGAGGGAACTATTTGCTGCCATTTAGCGGACTCTTCTTAGAATGAGATTTAGAGTTGCAGTTTCACCTGTATTTATCAAACTAAAAATAATCGTTGCTGTGACTGCATTATCATTATTTGGACTTGCAGTAACCCTAACATCAATTAAATTTGCGCGAGGTTCATGAAATGTAATAGTATTAACAATATGATCTTGCATATCATTTAAAGAAAATCCATCAAGAGGTTCGAACAAAGATTTCATTAAATTAGATCCAATGTCTGGATTAAATAATTTTTCTCCATAGTTGATCATAACTAAATTTTTTATTGATTGTTTTACAGATTCAGTATTAATTATTTTTGCAACATCTCCAGACAATGGATGCAAATCTAAGTTGTTCAAAAAGTCGCTATAAATTATAGGTAGTTTTAAAATTGGTGTTTGTTTATCTGCTTTTGACATTATGGACCTGCGAATACGTCTGGAGAACCTACAGCCACAGCTGTGCATCCGGCTATAGCATCACCAACACGTCCGCAACCTTTACCATTAATAAAAACAGAAGTAGAACCTATTGTGATAGCCGCGCTATGAGATGGGCATGGTATAATTTCTGGTAAAAGATGTGATGTATTGTTATCGCCCTGCCTACTTACACCAAGTCCATTAACAAAAACATCATCAGATTTCCCCTGTCGTGTCATACCAGAACAATGAGGAATATCTGCATCTCCGAATCTAGTAACGGCTGGCATTTGATCTCTCCCTTTTCATAAGCTCTTTTAGTTTGTCGTTCCATTTAGCGATTTCATCATGTTCCTCATGAGTATGGTTTTCGGTTTCTGGTATGTATGGTCTAAACTCAATAACATGTTCAAATTTTTCAGGTATATCTTCATAATTTTCATATGTATGAAGTTTGCTATTCAACATTATTACAAATTTGTGGTTACTCATGGTGGGTTCAAATCTATCTTTGGAGCCTTTACTGTGGTCGTCGCGCCAGAAGATGTTTCAAAAGAAGATCCCATTTTCATTTTAGTAGCTGCTGAAGATTCAGTCATAATATCACCACCCTCTGCTTTTACAGACATTCCAGCGCCAGCTTTCAAATTAATATTACCACCTGCGTCTAAACCAATATCACCACCAGCCTGCATATTAATATGTTCACTGGTCGAAATTGTTAAATTTTTAGCCACAATATAAAGATCTTCAATAATTACAATCGAAGCTCCTTTTTGAACAGCGATCGCTAATTCTTCTGCAACTGAAAGGGTTTGAGTTCCGTTAATTTCTATATGATTAGCTTTACCGATAGAAACTCTTAAATTGCCATTATATTTTTGATCAGTATTCCCATCAATTGTAACTGTTGAACCATCTTGTATATATTTAGATTCTTGTCCTTTAACACTATGGACTAAACGTCCGTCCGGATTCATTTCCATATATGTGCCAGACTTGTGCGCTATTCTTATTCTTTCTGCACCCTTTGTATCGTCAAATTCCAATTCATGACCAGATTCAGTAGTCATTTTTTTATTAAAATAATAATCAGCTTTATAAGACGTTTCAGGATGTCTAACGCTAGTGTCTACTGTTTTTGCCATAATTTATCTCCCTAATACTCTCAATATTGACCCAGAAACTCCGATATTGACGCCACGATTTCTATTAATAGTTGATTGTATAGATCTATTTGCAAGAACTGGAGGTAATGCAAGAGTAATAGAAGAGTTTTGTAAACTATTAATATTATAAGTTGCAGAGTTATAATTATAATTTGGAACAATAAAAGCAGAAAAAGCTCCTCTAGATGGCGAAGAAATAATAGAAGCTACTGTTGCAATAGTATTTAAATTTCTAGCAATATTTGGATCAACATTAATGCCAATACCAGGATTAATTCTACTAATTTGATTTAACGCATTTAAAGTAATAGCTGGTATT